AATGTTAACTTGCTGTAAATGGTTTATTGATAATGATTCGACCATATCAGCACCGCTTTGTGGCTGAGAATATAAAGATAATCCTCCTCCAAAATTACCGCTACCTGCTGTTTTTTTGCCAAATATTGCACCAGTTCTTTTATTAGAAGTTGCACCGCTATACCACCGTTGAGCAAATGTTATTCCGTTTCCAAGAGCACCTGCACCATCTCCACCTTCTCTAACAATTCGTAAACCATTTGTTCCGTCTGCTAAACTTGCAGTTCCAGATGTTGTGTAGTCTCCGCTTGTAGCACTCACACTGCCTGAGAAGACTGATGAGCCGTCAGCGTTGATAGTTAGTCTGTCGTGAAACGCTGAACCAGTTGCGTGTGTAAACTTCAAACTTGAGTTTGCGGATGCTCCATAAACAATAGTGTTATCTTGAAGCCCATCGCTAGTATTCCAATAAAAAGAAAGTCCACTTAGTTGTTGAAACGCTTGCGCTCCATGATTTCTTCTAAATCTAGCAGAGGGGGAGGCACTTACACTTCCAGTATCTATGTCAAGTAGAGCATTTGGTGCGGACGTTTTAGCTATAGCCAATCCACCGTTCGGGATGTTGACGTTGCCTGATCCAATTTTTGTATTACTTGCTGACCAATCATATTCTATTAAATTCTTAAAAGTTGTACCGTCATATCCATATATAATAAAATCTTGATTATCATTTTTATGTTGAATATTCCACTCAACTAAAGAAGTGGTTCTTGAATCGTCTTTTCTAAATAGAATACTTCCTGCGACTCCTGCATTTACATCTAATTTTAACAATCCTGATGATGTTGCTCCGTCAATATGTAATTTTGCACTTGGCGCAGTGGTAGCTCCGATCATTAGTGAGCCGTTCGGAAAATTTACGCCATGTTGATTAAATTGTTGCTGAACGGTTCCAAATTTTCTTATGTTTAAAGTGTCTGTCGCGCTATTAGAAAGACTATAAGTTAAATATCCTGCACCACTGCTATACCTAAAATCTTGCGTAGTCATTGAAGTAGTGGCAGAAACTGTGGATGAACTTGTAATCGCACCACTAGAGATAGTGGAATTAAACGTAGCGGCTCCTGCATTGGACATATCAAGTGTGAGGGCGTTAATACTAAAAGCTCCGTCTTTTCCTTTAAAAATAATGTCGGAGTCTGTGGTTACGTTCTGTATTATTCCATGACTTCCATCAAAAGAAATTCTAAAATCTTGGTCATTGCCTAAACGTAAAACTTTAGAATCAAATAAAAGAATGTCACTATTAAAAGTTGCTTCTCCTGAGTCCTCTAATGTTAGGCTAGGATTAAAAGTATCATTGACTGCAACATAAAATTCCATTTTGGCATTTTCGGAACCATTACTGACATCTGTTGCTATTGTTTCTATTCTTCCAAAAGTTGCCTCATTACCTGCATCATCTTTGCCCTTAAAAATAATGCGACCTAAAGAGTCATTATCTGCGGGGCTTGCACTATTTCTATATAATCTTAAAACTGGGCCGACATTTGCATCTGCATCTGTAGAAACAAGTGAAACAGTGTCAGTGTTATCTGCTGTGGTAAATGTTGCCGCACCACTAGAGATAGTGCCTGAGAATGTGGCGTTTGCGTTAGCCGCAAAACTTAAAAAGTTACCGCTTTGATTGTTTTTTAAATGAAGCGTAGTTGAGCCATAATAAACACCATTGCCGCTGTAGACTGCTGTCCCTGCTACAAGGTTTGTCCCTGCATTAATTTGGCCTGTGCTTGTAATGTTACCTGCAAATGAAGCGTTTTGGTTTGTACCATCTAAGGTAAGTGCTGTTACATTGCCACTGGCAATTACAACTGGTCCACCAGATTCCTCATTTATAATTCCAAATGTATCGTTACTTCCACCAAAACCAACATAGGCATGACGATCAAATTGCCTTTTAAAAGACATATAAACGCTATTGTTATCCGTTGAATTAAGAGTCAATATTTCATCGTCTGTACCAGATAAGGTAAGCTTTCCACTGCTTGTAATAGCACCACTTGATATTGTGCCTGTCACGCTTATGCCTGTGGAGGTGGTATCTAATTTTTTTGAAGTTCCGTAATAAAGACTTGCTACATCACCTATTCCTGAGAAGTATGCCTTTGAACCATCAGCGTTTTGTAGCAGTAAATTTTGACCTCTTACAAATAAATGACCTGTACCTGTGTCAGCTATAATTGACTCTGTTCCAGTATGATAAATTTCTAAATCATTACCTGTTCCAAACTGAGCTTTGACGTTATCGCCTAGAGATAGGTTGCCTGTAAGCGTCCCACCTGATAAGGGCAAGAATGAACCGCTAAGATTTGCAAATTCAACTATACTGCCACTAGAATTCTTATAGAATATCTTTCCATCAGCATAGTTTATGGCTATTTCACCATGAACTAGGGATGAGGGGACGTTTGAGGATGTCCCCGAATTTTTTAATTTTATAGTTTGAGCCATAAAAGACTACCTAATTAAAAGTTGCCGCCATCAACAACGCCTGTATAAGTGCTACCCCAATTAGCCGCTGTAAGAAGTGTCGTCAACGTGCCTGTAGCTTGATCTACACGAAAAGAGCTTTCCTCTTCATCCCAAATAAGTTTCGCATTTGTTCGGGAAGGTGAATTTTCACCACCTGTCTGGCCTCGGTAAACATGAAAGCCACCGTCTGCGGCTGACGTGCTATGTGGTAAATCTGCATTTAACCTTATAATGCTATCGCCAGTTGTAACAGTCTGAGAATCTAAAGTAGTCGTTGTACCAGTTACTCGGAGATTTCCTAAAATGATTACTTCACCTGTGTCGTCTGTAGTTCCCCCAGTATTTTGTGATCCAACATCGCCTGTATCAACAGGTGAAGGATCAATATAAAACGTGGTTGGCCCTTTTAAAACACCGTTTAATTTACAATCGCCACCTAAAAAAGTACCACCCGTTCCAATATTTAAAGTTTCGGTATCAGGAATCCAAGCTAACGTCCTATCCGCTTTAAATGCTTTTGTGCCTGAAAAATCATCATAGAAACCTATATAGTGAGATGAAGTGCTAGTTGTATCTTCAGTTACAACTGCGTTCGATGCATTAGTTGCATTAGTTGCATTAGCTACTGAAGTAGGAACTGAGTCATCTACATATTTTTTGATTGATTGTTGTGTTGCAAGTGCAGTGGCACTGTCAGAAATCATATCATCTTGATCAAGAATAGTAGTAACTGTCGAACCAGAACCAAGTTGAAAACCGCTTGGTGAGACCGTTACTACAGTATCAGATTCAGAAACTATTTTTGTTTGTAAATTATTTGTGCCACTTATAGTATCAATAATAATACCGTCATCAGAATTATCAGCGGTAAGGTCTAAATTTTGACCAATAATTTTTAATCTACCTGAGCCTGTTTCTTTTATAGTAGCAGTTTTAGTTGATCCAGAAACGGTATAGCCTATTTCTAGCCTATCTGTAGTTGAACTAGTGCCACCAAAAATAGCTTTTGAAGTGGTAGAAAAATTAATATTGTCACTGGCAGAGACATTTATGCTAGTGCCGCCAGTTGTGCTACCAAGAACTAAAGTCTGTGCAAGAGTTTCATTAGTGTCTGTCCAAGGTACATTAACAACCATTTTATTAGTGTTAGTTAACTGTACTCCATAGTTTCTTGAATTTGTTGTTGTTACTGAATTAACATCAGATTCAGCTACATCAGTGTCGCTAAATAATTTAACACCGCCCCTTATAGAAGTACTAGCAAGGGGTAACGTGTAAACTGTATTAGTATCAGACCAAGGTACATTAACTACAAGTTGATCACTACTATTTTTTTGAATCTTGTATGTTCTACTTGCAGTATTTGTTGAAGTGTTTGCCGCTACAGAGTTTGTTCCATCTATATTTGCAGAAATTGTTCCTGTAGAAGAATCAAAAGTTATTCCATCTCCACCATTGAGACTATCTACTAAATCAGTATAATACTTACCACCAACAGATACTACTGTGTTGTTTGAAGGTTGTCCTATAAAAAGCTTATCACTATTATCGGAATATGCTAATTCCCCCGCGGACAACGAAGAGGGGGTAGCAGTAGCCGAGCTTCTTTTAATCTGAATTGTTTGTGCCATGTTTGTGTCCTATTAAAAACCTCCACCAGTTATTACACTAGCAGAGTTTAAAGTTGCTATCCAAACGGAACCTGTATATATTTTGAGTTCGTTGTTTGTACTATTAAAATATAAGGCTCCAATTAATAAAGCGTTTCCATCATTATCCAAGGAAGGATCAACAGATTTTGATCCTAAATATCTATCATCAAAACTATCAAAAGAGTTAATAGCTTGAGTTGCAAGAGCACTTGCGTTTTGAGCAAGTAAAGCTTGTTGAGTAACTTCATCAAGAAGACCAAAAGCTGTAGATGTTCCAGAGCCACCTGCTCCTCTAAATAATGCCATGATAACTCCTAGTAAATGAGGGGAATCAAAAGACTCCCCTCGTTTTTACTTATCCGTTGACAGCTAATACTATGCCTGACTCTGGTCGAAGTACCTTGACTCCGTAAAGAGTGTCAGCAGTATACAAGGTTCCAAGGAACTCTTGCTTGTACTGAGTCTGTGAACGTACACCTTGTTGCTCTGCCATAACCATAGCGTCTGTATGGAGAAGTAGAGCCTCTTTGATATCTCCACCGGCACTGTTGTCAGCCGCGGCTTCAATTACTGGACAGTTAGATGAAACAAAGATATCGATACCATAAAGGTTACCGATAAGACCGTTTCTTACGCCTCTTCCGTCTACGAAGTCAGAAGACATATATCGGTCAATACCCATGATTTCATTTCTTACTGAGGGTGGTATAACTAAAGAACGTCCGTCCATTGGAACATCTGCGTCATCTAGTTGTTGGATAGCCGCTCGGAAACCGGCATCGTTGAACTTATCGTTCGCGTCAACTTGATCAGTTGCATATACTTGGATTCCTGAAGAACCGTCAAAGCTAAACACATTTGAGTGTGTAAAGTCTGATCCATCTCCGTCACCTAGTGACTTACCAAGTGCAAACAAGTCTAAGTCTACTTGTCTAGCAAGAGCGTAACCTGCGTCACCTGTGTAGAACTGACGTAGTGAAGCCAAAGCCTGAACTTCAGTAATGTCTTCAATTAAACGTGAGTACTCAAAGTGCTTGTCAATAGTTACTTGAACTTCACTTTCAGTTGCGTTTTGAATTGTTACTGCTGTATTCTCAGCTTTAGCAGAGGCAGAACCTCTTGTTGGTTTTGGTATGTGTAAAGTATCTCCTTTCTTACCAGTCATAGCCATTTTTTTGACTAAGTTAGCAAGTACTAGAGACTTTTCATAGCCGGCAATAACTTCATCACTCCAAATCTCTGGAATAAAAGTAGCCGCACTAGTGTTGTCTACCGCCCCGCCCATTGCGGGATATGTTGATTGAGCCATAATACTAGTCCTTAATTAGTTTCGGACTCTCCTTTCTTGATAGGCTTGCATTATCTCATCTGACAATGCTAAATATCTTTCTGGATCGTCCTTCATTAGTTTAATAATGTCAGAACGTCTATAAATTTTTTTAGATGCTTTTTCACCGCTTCCTCTAGCACTTCCAGTAGATGCCGCTTTAAGTGCATCTTTGCGTTGTTGTTTTTCATTGTCCGCAGTCTGGCTTACTATTTGCTGACGTTCTTTCCATGTGGAAAACAATTCATCAGCGGCTTCATAATCATACTCTCTATCAGCCTGTGTAAACAGTTGAGTTCTTATCTTACTACCTTTAATCCAATCAACAAACTTTGCATCGTTCAGAATATCTTTCATATCAGGATGTCTTTTTTGTAACTCAGTCATCGCTGTTTGTTGTTGATAATCTACAGAAGCTTGCTCTGCTTGTTTTATCTTTGGATGGTTGTTGATTGCTCTTTCAACCGCCTTCTCAGGATCAGAGAAAAAATCTATTTGTTCTTCCTCATCCTTTTCTTTCGGTGCATTAGTTTTTGAGAGTTGAGTCTGGATATAATCATCAACGACTTTTCTTAGCTCACCTACTTCAGAACTCTGTCTACCTAAAAGTTTCTCAGCTTCTTGGTGCATACGCACTATATCTGCTGTGCTTTTACCTTTGTACTTATCTGGAATTTCTTCCTCAGTACTTTGTGTTGTTTCCGGTTCGGGTGTTGATTCCTCGATTGGTTCTAAAGGTTTGTCAACACTAGTTTCATTTATATTGCTAATTTCTTCAGTTTCGTTTTTATCGTCTTTATCCGGACGCTCATCTATAAAAGTTGCCATTATTAAACCCCGTTGGTAATCCAATTATGGAGGTGTATTATGTAAGGATTACTACGAATTTGCCTTACGTTCTTTTTGTATCTTCTTTTCGCGATCTCTAGCCCATTTCATGGTAGCACCTACAAAATCACCTGATATGGGATCAAGGAGACTGCGAACAGGAGATATAACTTTACTAGCTATTTCAGAACAAACTGGACACTCTATCTCTCTAGTTTTATTATCTATTAACTTTTCAGTAGTGTGTCCATTACTGCATTTAAAATCAATGAAGATTCTCATTAGTTTACACTTTTAGAAACTTCACTATCCTCTTCTTCAAATGCTTCTACTTCTTCTTGTTCAGCTTGTTCTTTAGCTGTTTTTAGTCCTTCCTCTAAATTTAACAAACTTGCTATTATTGAAAGTTGACCTTTACGAAAATGAAGGTCTTTCACATCTTTACAAGCATCTAAATTATTTATTTGGAAGCCATTGTTTTTCAAGTCTTCTAAAAGATTCTTCCAACCCTCTGTTCTAAACATCTCTTCAAATGATCGGTTTACTTTTTCAAAGTTTGCGTGTTCTTCTGTTGTTGTCATACTGTTTCTCCAAAGGACAGTTAATTAATAGAATATACTATACTTAGTATACTCTTTATTATATCACATTTTTAACGAAATGTCAAGTATTACTTTTTTCTAGGCTTTCGCTTTGGTTTAGTAACTACTTTCTTTTTCTTTTTGGGTTTACCATATCCGTACATCATTTCTTTGTTTTCCTTCTTTTGTGTTGATAAGAAATTTTTTTGCTTGAAGTTTTTGTTCTTTTAAATTTCGATTTTTCAGCAGAAGACATTTCACCAGTAGTCTTTGGTGTTTTACTTGAGACTCGTTTCGATGGTCTACAAGCCGGGTACGGCCTTCCTTTTTCATTCTTTCCTCTACCACATTTTTTACCCGTCTTAATATCTCGCCAGTCTTCTTTGAACCAACGAGTCAAACCGCCACTAGCTCTACTTTTTCTTTTTGGTGCTGACTTTTTTGTATGTGCCGCCACGTTTCTTATACTCCCTAACTAACCATGCATTAGCGTATGCGCTCGGATATACTGCAAACTTACGCTTTGCTTCTGACTTTACTCTTGAATATAGAGATTTATTTACAGGAACATTTTTACTAGCCATTACTTTTTGCCTCTTTTATTTCTTCTAGCCGCTGTAATGATATCTCTTCTAGTTATTTTATTTCTAGGAGGTGCTATAGCCGCAAGCTTTTTTTGCTTGGGTGTCATTTTTTTCTTTGGCATTATTTTTTCCTCATTGCTTTTGCTTTAGCTGTTTTAGATAAGTCCTTCATGTGAAATAAAGGCTTACTGTTTTTTGTATGTCTTGCTCCGCTATGTAGTGAACCATCGGGCATTTTATGAGTTCCCCCCATATGAGGAGTACCATCTCGAAAATAATGTTTTACACCTTTAGCCATAATTACCTCGTCAATATATTATACATAATTAAAAAACAACAAGTTATATTTATTAACACTATAACTGTTCTTATTATGGAAACTAGTTCTACCTCTGATTCAGTATCACCAATAGGTTGACCTAGGCTTAACGCCCATATTTTCCATAGCTTTCTCATCTCTTACCACTTTGTACGGTTAGCCCAATATGCCGCAGACATTTTACCTTTGGCTATATTTTTAGCGTGTCTTGCTTTAAAAGATTTTCTTTTAGCTTTCATACGAGCAGATTCACCCGCTTTTGGCTTTCCTGCGGTTTTGGCTCCTTGTTGACCAAATCTAATCGTCTTGACTTTGTCACCTTCTTTCGCCACGACAACATGGCTCTTTGTAGGGTGATTTGGGGTACGTTTCGGTTTATTGTATCCACTAACTCCTGCCCTTTCTAATCTTGAATCTTTTTTAGTACTCATTGTTAATCACCAAAAAAATATATGTAAACAAATAGACCGCCCCAGAAAAGAAACAATACTATTATGTGCCACCAACGTGCGCCTTCTCCGTTATAGTCTTCTAGCCAACTCATCTTAAAAAATCAAAAGCTTGACTTACAGATTGTTGACTAACACACTCACAATTTAAGTTTTTTCTATTTGGTCCTTGACAATATTTAACCATATCTCTAGGACATTGTACCTCGTTAAGATCAAACAAAGGTTTTCCTTCAAATTCCTTATC